TCATTAACACCGCACCAACGTAACCAATTTGCCAATTCGGTAATGTAGATTCAAATCCAGTAAACACAAATGATCCTTGATCATGAATATACAAGGATAAATAGTTACTGTTAATGAAATACAATGTGCCTTCTGGGCAATATGGATCTGGATAAATTGGAACACCAGCAACCATCAATGCGCGGAACGCCGCTTGTGGGCCGTTAGCATCACCATCAAAACCATGTCCTGGCGTAATCACATATTGCTCTTGACCGACAAAGTCTTGTGCTAATAATGTCCATGTACCAAAACCGCAAACGCCAAATGTTGGCACTTCAGCACCGTATTTCACAGTACCAGAAATGTATTGTAAAACGTTTTGACGGGTTGGATTGACGTTACCAGCTGCATACACTTTGGATTTCCACCAACCGTATGTTGAACGGTTAATGTTTCCGTAGGTAGGTAAGTTTGTACCATCATCAATTGCACCAGGCAAACCAATAAATTGTTGCGTGTTAGTGTAATTGTTATACAAAGCAGTTGCCATTGCGTCCATCATGACGTTAGTTGCGTCATTCATCCTTGCTTCAATCAGAGGAATAATCGCATAGTCTTGCTGAACTGCACCTTCCATTCCAAGGAATGGTACGGGAGCAATCATGAGCTTGAGGTTAAACTCAGCGTTAAACGCACCTTGTTGGACAGATGGCTGGGTAAAGCTACCAGAATAGTCTGACCATTGTGCATTGACGAACTGAGCGCCCTGTACAGGAACTGTTACTTGGGATACACCACCAGATGCCTGTTGACTGTTACCAATCAAAGCAGCCATCAAAGGGGTGCTGTTATAAATTTGTACGACCAGCTTAGGAATAAACGCTCTACGAGTGACGTAAGTTAACTCATTGTATTGCGACGTTCCCGCTGCTGGAAGAATACCGCCACCTATAGGCATAGTTTATCTCCTAACAATTAATATCCCCTTGTACTACTAAATCCCAATCGGTTTTGAATTTTTACGCAATTCCGCTAGGGCTTTTACCGCTTCTGACTGTGCCGCTGCTCTCGGATTTTTCCAATAAGGTGCAAGATTAAACTTACTCATCGCTTGTGGATTAAATCCAGTTGGCGTTGGTTCAGCTGCTTGTTTCATCCATTGGAAATATTCTGCTGCAGTTTCATGATCAGCAATTTTTTTCTCTAACATGATTTTTTCAACTTCAGAAATATCTTCTTCATTGTTGATTAAACCTTTTTTCATCAGCGATTCACGACGCTGTTTTAAATCATCTAATGCTTCACGTTCACGCAATTTAGATTCTAATGACTGCACACGTTCTTCAGCAGATGAAGCGCGCTTCTCTACTTTATCCTCAATTTCTAATTCTGGAATGTTAAGGTCTGGTCTAACTTTTTTGGTTAAACGTAAAACTTCTTTGCGTGTGCTAGGATTGTTTGATAACTCTTGCAACAAGAGCGCCATTTCATCCCGCTGTTCAAATGATAGATCTTCTAAACTCATGATAATCCCCTAATTGATTTAGATAACTTTTTTAGTGTCACCAGGATGCGACATCTGCATCATATTTTTAAAACCAGCTTTGTTGGTTGCTGACAATCCACCAAAATGTGAAAAACGTGGAGTGTTAACAACTTGACCATTTTTTTGATTGTCATCAGTTGGTCTGCGTGGTGAGGATGCTCCTCTTGGCTTAAATAATTCCATATCAATTCCTTTACATGGTTGGTGGAGTTGGTAAACCGCCTGGCATTGCTGCACCGCCCGTTGGAGGTGGTGGCATTTCTGCACCTGGTGGCATACCCGCAATTTGTGGCGCTTGTGACATGGCTTTACCTTCAGGCGTTGCGCCACCAGCTTGAGGTAAAGTTTGCAACATTTGTAGAATTTCAGATTGCTGAAGTTCTCCTGTTTTATTTTTACGCGGACCAATAATACTGGTCATTACACGAATAGCATTTAAAATTCTTTTGCCTTCTTCTGATTCAGATCCAAGCGCTGGTAAAGACTGTTCTAATAAATCCATTGCCATACCAATATTAATCATGGCGGCTTCACGATTACCCATTTTTGGTTCTGGAGTAGACATTGGTGACGCCATAGGAGGTGCAGATGTATCACCCATACTTGGTGCGCCCGTATCAGGAGTTGGCACTTGTCCACCAGGAGTTGCTTTATCCTTTTGACTTTGAATTATTTTTAATAATTCGTTCGGTGGCATCGCCATAATATGTTCCTATTCAATTACAAGAAAGATTAAACCTTTCTATGGATTTGTCAAGTGGGGGATACTTATTTTTGTTTCCCACCCCCCGAAGGAAAAACCCTTGCGGATTACTTGCGTGCCTTGCGGCCTTTTCTTCCTTTACGCATGATGCGCTCCTTATATAAGGCGGCCACTTATTTATAAGGGAAAGCAGCCATACCCTTTTTTCCTTCTCACGGGAAACCGATTAACGTCTTGACTTACGAGTTTTTTTTGCCATCTTACGATACATCATTCTCTCCTCAGTTCACTATCCCCTAATTGCTCGACCGTAGTTTTTATTTGTATTACTACGGGTTGAATTTTTCATACCTTGTATTTTATATTGTAATGTCGGTGATCCACCATCACGTTTTAAATTTTCAGTCGTTACTCTAGGCTGATCTGCTTTGGGCGCAATATTTTGTGCCATTATGCCGCCTTGAGTTTTTTAGGTTCAGCTGCAGGTTGTGGATTTGCTTTTGCCATCATTTCACGTTTTTTCAATTTGTCTTTGAGTAATTGTTTCATTGGAATATCAACTAAGTCAAGTAAATCTTCTTTATCAATTGCACCTGCTTTAAATAAATTAAATGCGAGTTGTTTTTGATCTTCGGTGAAGATTGGACTATTCGAGTGCGCATCCACTTTCACTACATAATCTTTGGTAAATTGTTCAGCAATAAATGGAGTATTTTCGGCATCTAAAAAGTGTGTATCATCATAGACTTGCATCAGTTTGAGGTACAGCGTTGCCACTTTTTCTAAACTATCTTCAACGACCAATGCCCGTTTTTTCGCGCGTGAACTTCCTAGTCTAGCCAACTGACTGGCGTGTCCTTGACTTCTTACACCTGATTCGCCTTTACCTGATAACACATTACTGATGCCAGATACTTCGCCAAACATCGCGTCAATTTCATGGATGACTTCAAATAAGTCAGCAGGCATTTGTGGTGCTAGACGATCGACTTTTGCGTTGGGCATATCGGTCGCAATCAATGATCCTGCGCGTTGCATGGCAAAATATTTTTCATCGGTGATACCACTAAAGCCGCTAAATGCCGTAGGTGGATTGACTTGCTTGGAAAGTAAATCTAACACTTCGGTCATACGTTGATTACGCAGTTGTTGAAGCATAATGAGTTTTTGTGTTTCAGATTGTCCCCAATAATAATCATTGAGTGGATCTGGGCAAATTTGTACAAATGGACATTCACCTTTGAGGAACACCGATGCGCCTGGTCGGTCGTAAATCACCACATCAGGTGATGCAATGGTCACCACTTGATAGTCTTGAGTGTCATCATTCCACAACCACAACTCTTTCATCTCAACCGTTTCTTCAGCCACTTTAGGGCGATAACGGTTTGTACCGTATAAATCTAAATTGATATTGCCGTAAATGACTGGATTGGATTGCGAAGTTACAATGCGATTGACCGCATCAGGAATATTCGTTTCTGGTTCTTTATATCCGCTCGTAACACGATTAACGATTTCTACACGCTTGGGATGACTATATAAACGGGATAATAACTCACTTTTGGTGATGTAATACGTTTGGCAAATAGCTTCTTGTCGGTCGGTATACGGGGTATCTTCCCGCAGTACCCCCATGCTCGATGGATCAACCATGTAGGGGTTAATACCATTTTTAACGACCAGTTTAATAAAAGTGGTGTTATAGACAAGTGACCAATTCAGCGCCGTAGAAAACACTTGGTCGGCATTGGAGTTGAGCCATTGGTCATTTAATCCTTGT